GGTAACGCTTCCGGCAGTCAGGCCGAATGCGGTACTGATCGCCCGGCTGGATCGGATAAGGCGTCGTCTCGTTGAGCGTGCAGACGTCGCCGTCGATGCCCTCCGTCGCGAACTCCCTGCCAGCGTTGTTTCCGGTGAGCCACTGGACACGACCGGGAAACGGGACGATGTTGTTGTAGAGCAGGGTCCCGGTAAAGACGCGATTCGATTCGGCTCCGACCGAGACGACCTCGCCGTAAACCCACAGCGGTTCGATGTTCACGCCGCACCCCGTCTGAGACGCCGCGGGCGATCCGAAGATTGCGCGGCACCGGCGCGACCATACGGAGCCTATGTTTTGTTTGAGTCGCATGCCGTACGAGAGGAACTCCGGGATCCAGANCATCCCGTAGCGGGTGCGCACCTCNCCCAGATCGCCCGCATCGAGGATGACGTGGCGTCCTGGCGTCAGGTCCTCGAAGTTCACGAGGTACATGATCCACTGCGCATCGTCGAGCTCGCCCGCATCGACCATCTCCGTCGTGATGCCGGGAACGGGCGCCTTAGAGACGAGCGCGTAGCCTTCCGCGTTATCAACCGAGAAGTTGATGTCGCCGCTCAGAGTCGAGGGATCGAAGCCGTTGGTGGCGTAGTACGTGATAGGTCCCTGACCGTCGTCGTAGTCCACGTTCCGATCGAACATGGCGAGCCCGAAGACCCGCCCATCGCGCAAAATGATCTTGAGCAGGCGCGTGGTCGTCGTGGCCGGCTGGTCAAGATGCTGCTGGAGAGCGAAAGGAACCTTGCGGCTCATACGCTGATGTCCTCCATCAGCGCGACATCGGAGGTGAGAAACAAACCTTCGGCGCCCTTCTCGTAGCCCGTAAACGAGAGCTCGTCGTCCTCGAACATCACCGGCACGTCGAACTCGCCGCTCCATCGCAGGATCCCGCCGTTGCTGGCCGTGAACGTCGCCATGCCGGTCGTGTAGTCGATCGTCGCCGGGATCGGATTACCGTCATCCGTGATCACGACCGTGCCAACCACGGGCTTGCGAATCGGGCGTACGACGTTGCGATCCCCGAACCGGTACACCTTCGAGAGCTGAATCGTCTGCTCGGTGCCCGTGCCCAGAACCGGGATCAGTTCATCGACCGCCCGAAAGTCCGACCAGTCCTTGAGTCGAAACGAATACACTCCGCCGTAGCACGCGTTGAACGCGTTGATCACCTCCATATGATCGCGCGGCAGCAGATTGCGGTAGATGATGTTGAACCTGTAGAGCGGACGCGAGCGCAACGGGTTCCGGCGGACGATGCCCGAACGTAGCGTGATCTTTCGAGTCAGCCACGTCGGGCCGCCGCTCGTGCCGTACGCCACGCGGTCCAGAAGTCTTGCCTCGACGAATGGCATTATCCCAACCTCGATGCTGCCGCCGTCTGTCGACGCGACGCCTCAAGCTCCAACTGCCTAGCGGAGCGCTGATCGATGCGACCCTGCACGTAGATGTTCTGCGTGATCTTCTGCGACCGGCCCATCCACTGATCGGCCGGGTAGAACGAGCCCGCCGTGTCCGGCACGAAGAGCTCCGGCTGCGCCCCGGTCCCGATCGCATACGCCACCCCGCGTCGCCCGCGGCCACCGCTGTCGCGAGACCCGCCGAAGATTCCGCCGAGGACCTTCCCTAAATCGCCTACGACTCCGCCACCCGACCCCATGCCCGCCCCGCCGAATAGCCACTTCGCGATGTCGGCCGCGAGCGCCTCCATCATCATCTTCTTGAGCATGTCGCTGAACGCCTGCAGGGCTCCCTTCGCGCCTCTCTTGATCCCGCCGTCGAGCGCGTCCTCGAGACCCTTCGCGAGGATGTCCTGCACGTTCCGGTTGGCCTCNTCGAGAAACTTATTCTGCTCCTTCGTCGCCTTGTCGAACGTTTCCTGCGCCTTCTCGACGGCGCGGTTGTAGGTCTCCTGNGTGATGTGCCCGTCAGCCAGGAGCTCGTTCAGACGCTCGATCGTATCGGCGTACACCTCTGCGGGCGTGCGCATCTGCTCGGTGATGCGCTTTCCCTCTTCGACCGCCGCGTCCCATTCGCGCTGACGCTCCTCGCTCGCTTCGGTTTCGCGCTTCAGTCGCTCCAACTCGTCCGTCATACGGATGATCTGCTCCACGTACGGTCTGGCAGCTTCCCCGGCGCGTGCCACCTCGTCCGCGAGATCGCCCTGGGCGAGACGATACCGAATGACCGCCTCCTCAGCCATCCCGTACGTGTCGACCTGTTGCTGGAGTCCCTGGGCGAGGGTTTGCAGGGACTCGAGCGCGGACTCCGCCGCCTTGCGCGCCTCCTCGGCCGCCTTATCGTCGTTGAAGACGATCGACTCCTTGAGCGCGGCGTCCATCCGCCTCGCCGACTCCTCGACCTGCGGAACGGCGTCGCTCCACACCTTCGCGATGGTCTCTATGTCGTCCGTAACGTTGCTGCGAGCCTCGGCGAACGCGTCCTTGATCTCGTCGACGGCGAGCGAGAACTCCCCTTGCAAGACGCGAACGATCGCAGCGCCGACGCCATAGATGACCCGACCGAGCTGCTCGAAGACCGACGTCACAATTGTGCCGGCGGAGACGAGCGTCTTCAGGGTGACGCTCAGCGCCTTGATCGCGAAGTCCATCGCGCCGCCCTCCTTCGCCGCGCGCATGAACCGCTCTATCATCACATTCAGCATCGGCAGGAGCTCTTCAGCTGCCTGATTCGCAAGGCCCTTTGCTGCGAACTTCAGTTGGTCGAGATTGTCGTTGAACTCGCTAGCTGCTCTAGCCGTCTTGTCCGTAATCGTCAGACCAAGAGCATCCGCCTCCTTCTTCAGCGCCTCGATCCCGGCGCGGCCCTGATTCAGGAACGGGATGAGCTTGGCGCCGCTCTTCCCGAAGAGCTCCTGGGCGACCGCCGCCTTCGCCGCGCCGTCCTCGATCTGGGCGAACCGATCGGCGACCTCGAGCATCAACTCTTCTGCGTTCTTGAGCGATCCGTCGGCGTTCCGCGCCTCGACGCCGATCGCCCGGAAAGCGTCGGCCGACGTTTTCGAGCCGCGCGCGGCGTCGACGGCCGACTTGGTGAGTTTGTTCATTCCCTGAACCAGAACATCGAATGATGCCCCGCCGAGTTTCGCTGCGTATTCCAGTTGCGATAGCGACTCGACAGCGATGCCGCTCGACTGAGCGAGCTTGCCCATGTCGTCGGCGGCGGTGACCGCGCTGAACGCCATCGCCCCGAAGGCGAGGGCTGCGGTACTGGCAGCGGCCGCGATTCCCTTCGCGATCCGACCCGCCGTGATCGCCGACTGTCTGTCGAACTTCTCGAGACGCTTGTTGGCCTTCTCCAACTGCGCCATGTATTGCGCAGTCTGGGCTTCGAGACGGACGACTAGCTTCGCAAGATCTGTCATTTCCGTTCCTTACGTCGAGCCCGTTGCCGCTTCACGGGCTCTGTCACCTGTTTCGCTACCGCCTGCAAGAATGCGAAGAATCCGTTTATNCCCTCCTGCCTCCGCTCCTCGGGGTCGCGAACGAAGAACTGTTCGAGAGGAATGCGCGTNCCCCGACGAACCTGCGGTCGACGCACTTCCCGCGCTATGATNGCCGCGTGGATGTTATCNCGCCACGGCCCCCACGGCTCNTTGTCCCANTACCTCTGCCAGCCGAGATACGATCGCTGCGTCATCGATCGCTTCATCTCGTCGATATCNGCATAGCCTAGCAACGCGGCCAGCCGATAATCGAAGAGCTCAGCTGGCGTCAGACTCTTTTTTGTCGTCGTCCCCGAATCCGCTCAGCTCCATGATCGCAGTGACGAGCGGCATCGAGACACGGGCCGACCTGGCCAGCGTCATCGCCTCCTCGATCGTCAACGCCGGATTGCCGTCGTCATTGATGACACACGCGGCGATGAGCGTCGCGGTGGCCTTGAGCCGATCTGTCTTGAGAAGCTGTCCGTATTCGGCGAACTCCAACGCGCCGACCTCGCGAACGCGGACCTTCTCGCCGTCCACGTCGACCACGGTATCCCTGAGCCGGGCGAGGTCCAGCAGTTTTGTTTTATCCACAGACGTCTCCTACGTAGAAGCTAAGACGATCGGCCGCGCCCGATCAGGGAACCTGAGGTGGC